AATCCTCCTGCGACGGACCACCGTCACGCCGTGACCGACAACAAGCAAACTGGGACCAAAATGGAGTAAGGACGACCTCTCAGGCCGCACCTACGCCCCTAAGCCGAAAGGAACGCAGGGGATGCTAGGAAGGGTAGCTGCTACAGTGAGTACACCGACCCGAAGTCGGGAGAACTCCCGGGTACTTCCCCCGGCAGAGAACAGTCACGCACACCCTTACATCTACTCCGAGCGGAGACCAGTTGCTGCAATAAACGCAACCTGCGAGCGAGGAGCCAGCAGGTCCACTTCAACCCACACCTTCTCTCCTCTATTTCTCCTGACCCTCCCAAAAACGGAAGAGTTCTGCCTTGCGAAGACCCACTTCCACGCCAATACCCGTGAAAGCCCCAGCATCCTCCGGACGCGAGCTCCGATCAGGGAACCCAAGCCAAAAGGTGAACAGCCGGCCCTTATGCGAGACATAAGGGAATCCTCACCAAGCTCATTCAAAGCTACCGGCGACGTCCATGAGTGATCCACGCAAGCGGATGCCCACTTACGCTTCCACTCGTCGATGGTTGATTGGTCCATCCACGAGCTACCCACCTGACGCCACCCCGGAGGCAGCCCCGGCGTCGCCACCGGAAGCAAGGGCTCATCTACTTGTTCAAGGTAGAAGAGTTCCCTTTGCCAGAGACCAAGGTCCCTAAGCATGCCTTCATCCACAGCCAACTGCAGCCCCCTCGTGACAGACCTCCGACTCGCAAAAATCGGTTTCTGATTATGGCGGAGAAAAAGCTCGCGAACCACTCGCCTTCTCCGACCACCATAACCAGAGCACGCTGAATAGAAACGACCATTCAACGATAGGACCTGTTCGGAGACGTTCTTAGATGGAAACACCGAGGACGACCTCAGGAAACCAACCAAGCGCCCCCCCTTGCCCGTAGACCAGAAAGGGGTGGAATTTAGGGTAAAAGCACGCGAGTGCTTCAACGTTTTCCCTAAACTCAACGTCAAACCGCCCTTAGCCACATTACGCTCCCAACAAGAAACCTCGCTGGGCGTCGCACGAAAAACGATATCGTCGCCATTAATACGCACAGGGACAGAGTCCCTAGGTACCGAATACCGAAACGTAATGTAGTTTACCAGGCACAAAAGAGGAAAAGAAGTTAGCTGCCCCATGAGCTGCCCTCGCTGCTGAACAGCTTGGACCCCTCCACCGTCTAGAGCAGAACGGTAGATGGAGCGAGCGTGGTCCCGTATACCTTGTGGGACAGTATACGAACGCTCTAACAGCTCATCCATGATTATCACTTGGAGCTCGGCATTTAAATTGTCAGTGGCGCTTTCGTAATCACCACTCACAAAGACCTCACCATCCACCGGAGTGAAGTCCTTGAATCGCGCCGCCTTCGCATCTCCTCGCAATAACCACTTAAACTGGGAAAGGTGCGAGTACATGGCCTTGTGAAGCGGACGGAGAGCATTGTCAACCAAGGGAGGTATCGAAATGATCCGCCACTTTCCACCCGTCTCTATGGCCTGCACTCTAGAAACCCCTCGGGTGCGACCAGTGACCGCCTTCAAGACATAGGAACAGAAATCCGCACGGGATTCCCACTCCTGTTCACTGATCCCCCTGCACCCACCAAGCTTACGACCAGCTTCCGAACAGGAAGTCAGAGGTAAGCTACTTGACAAGCACGCATCTTGGTATGTTCTATCCCAGCCGGGCCGGAATATCTTGCGCACGAGTTTGCGAGCAAAGGCAACAAACTCAGCATCGGGTGACTCCTGAGGAGTCCCCAATTTCTCAACATACGCGCTTACGAGAGGTTTCTCCCCTGGAATAACTTTCCTAAAGAGAAATAAAGAATGCGACAGTCCGAACCTAGACTGCGCAGAAAGGGAGGAGCAACTCTCCCACCAAAGGTGTGTTACGTCTTTTTCAACAAGCCCCATGCAGAACTTCTTGAGCTGCCCGAGGCATTCGAGTTGAGGCCGAACCAAAGAGATCCCATAAAGGGTCTCTAAGGTCGCCACAAACGACTCGAACGCAACAAAGACGCGTTTCTGTGAACCTGTAAAACCGCTAGGGGTGTTACTCACAGGTACCGGCAACATGACTGGTTTTGAAATCATGTTAGG